CCGAAATCAACCTATGGGGTTACACTGAGTTTACCGTATCTATTTTGGACGTGTAGCGTGCCACTACTATTCAATGGTCTAAAACTCTGGCGCGTCCGTGAATATCTGCGTGTTTTTGCCAGAAACGCTCCCGCCCATCAATTCGGGTATCGAACTATTCACTTGAAAAAACATAAAAATCGGGGCAAACGCACATGCGAACACAATTAGAGCGTCACGCACCAAATGCTTCATAGGTTTGGCTTCTTTGTCCACAAATTTCATTTCCATAATCTTGACGATTATAAACAATATAGTTACGGCGATGGATATCATTATTGGGTTCTCCATAGTGGGTTGTATAATAAAATATGAAATATTATTAATTCATATTTTACGCATGTGATAAAGGGACTCATAAAGGGAACTCGTCGTTCCCTTTAAATCCCATACTTGTAATGGATTTAACGTTTGTAAACTTTCAAGGTTTTTGCACCATACTTACAATGTTGCTTTTGAGAAAAACCTCGCGGTCGTTTACAATCGATACTTCGTTTGTATTTCAACGACCATTTACGTGTTTTTTTCTTGAGTGTCTTTGTTGCCATGTATACTTTATTTGACGAAAAAACCCAAAAGTATGGGATTAAAAGGGAACGACGAGTTCCCTTTGACCAGTTCCCTTTATTTACACCTTTGAAGAATTAAAACCGCACGCCTGCGGTTTTATTCTTTCAAAGTGATGCCCATTTACAGATTGAATCCGCACATTCTGTGCGGATTGAAATCTTCAATGGTCTAAAGTTCCTCGACTCCATCCAACTTGAAATCTTCGTTCAGTGTTCGGCTAATCGGGTTCATATCAAATACGTCCATTTCACCTAAATCAATACTATCGGTATGTATCTTGATTCTATCGCTGTAATCTTCGTCATCGTCTTCTTCATCCAACTTGCTTTGAATCGCTCTCGCTGTGCTCAACGCAGCCAAATGTTCTGGGTCTTTCGACGCATTCACTTCGGATACGCTGCCAGTCCCGATATCCATAACACGGTCTATATCAGTGAATGACAATTTGGTTATGACTTGTTCCTCGTCGATGTTTTTAATAGATGGAACAACTGGTATTTGAGTAGTCTCTGATTCGGATTCGGGTTTCGATTCGGGCGCCGGAACTGGTACCGGTGGCGGTTCTTCTACAATGTTCTCTATAATAACTTCTTCTTCTTGTTCCACATTCTCGTCCATATATGCGCGAATAATCGCTTCAGTCGGTATGCTGTCGCGTATAGTATTCAAAATACATTCCTGAATCAATTGCTCTAAATCCCTATTATTCTTCTGTACTTGGAGCGGCGATATGTTTTTCTCAAATAAATAAACGTTTGCATAGCACTTGCGCGCCACATTCACATACGCTTTATGTATAAAATTGTCCAAGTTTGGTATCGATATGTCAATCTTCTTCTGTTTATTTCCCACACGTATACACGTGAGAACCTTGAGTTGAATAATATGAACGCATGTAATCAAATCCTCCAAATAATTACAACCACTTCGGTCTATAATACGCTTGCGTTCTTCTTCGATTATAACCGAGTTCCACTTAGGCACACGAGATATCAAGTTCTGAAATGTCATCAAATACTTGCCAGCCTCGTCATTGTCAATACACATCTTCCATGCCTCGTTAAAGATTGATTTAATACCGTCCATCATAAGCGGTGTGAATATATTGACCAATCGACTACACCACTCGTTCCTTGATTCATTTAAATTCGATAAAACGAAATCGTCCATTACTATTTAATTAGTATCAGCTTTATACTGTTTTTTTAGTTATGTTTAAGGGGTAGCGAAGCTGACAAACCTTGATTTTCCATTACACCCCATCCTTATCCTGTATAATATGATAAGGATGGAGCAATAGTAATAATTCAGAGCTTATGATAAGGATGGAGCAATAGTAATAATTCAGAGCTTATGATAAGGATGGAGCAATAGTAATAATTCAGAGCTTATGATAAGGATGGGGTTTAAGGGGAAACCTTGGTTTCCCCTACCTAGGTATAGTCCGGAATCATATCAATATCCATAACCTCCGCTGTCTCTGGCAACGATTGTTGTAAAAACTGTTTGAAATACGGAAACGCCAATTGTGCCTTCGGTGTATGTTTGTGTGACTTTCGTGCTATCATTTTATAGAGCTTGAAATCAGGATATCGTTCTTCGCCATTTTTTTTATATAGAACACTGATTCCATTATCATCCTTACACCATCTATCCACGGTTTTTTGTAATTCATTCATTCCTCCGGCATTATCGTCCATAACAAAATCGAATATCGAGCAACCTAATCGACAAAGGTCGAAACTTGCGTTTGGTTCGATAAGTGGCATTTTATTATTGAAAAATGGCGGGAAATTATACTGTGTCGCTGCGTCACCTCCGGTGTCGAAACTGTCGCTACAAAACAATTTGCCGTTGAATGTATAAATACTGCGTCCGAAATCGATCAGTTTGAAAATCTTACCATATGTCGGAACCTTGTAACATTTGTCATCGCATTTATAATATAAATAATCGATATCCGTGTTTATGAACATGATATTGTTGGTATGTAAATCGTTATGTGTAAATTTGAATGCTTTATCAAATGCCAATAGTGTCATTATTATCTGGAATAATGCACTGGCTCCGTTTTGTTCGTCTATTTCATTATCATCGAATAATTCGTCTATAGTTCCGTCACACTTTTCGAGACATATCATATGAATCGGGAAATTATTAATATATGCAAAAATGTTCTCTTCTTCTGTGGTTGACGATTCATCCGTATCATTCTCATCCTCATCCTCATTCTCATCCTCATCCTCATCCTCATCCTCATCCTCATCCTCATCCTCATCCTCATCCTCATCCTCATCCTCATCCTCATCCTCATCCTCATCCTCATCCTCATCCTCATCCTCATCCTCGTTTGTATTTTCCTTTTTAAACACTTCTTCGAGGTTTGTACATACTTGAACCGCACCAATATCAATGGGTTCAATCTCAATCACATCGTCCAACATGATTTCATCTGATATATTCAATTTATCCTTATGCCGTCTGGAATTATCGGAGCCGGACGATGACTCTGACGGTTTCGTTATTTTGAACAAATTGTTTATTTTATCTGTAAAAAAATCAGAATCGCTTAGATATTCATAATCGTCGGCAATATTCATCTTGAATTTGGACTGCGTTGCCAGGTAAGAACCATAGTAGTCAATGGAGTGTTTGAATCCATGTGTATGAAGCATTTTGCTCGCGAGAAAGCTAAAGAACCCGTCGGTGTATGCTGCGTTGTTCGTATTCGCTAATTTAGAAAATCCTTGTCCATTGTTTGGTAATGTGCGTATAGCATTATCACTTGTGTCATATTTGCCTATCATATATCTAATAGGGTCCAATAGAGGTGAATATTTGATAAACACGGGTCTCTTCTCTTGTTTCAGAGATTGAGAATCGACTACAATATCCATATCGACCATCTGATATTTTGAATTGAACTGTATGCCTGTTTTGTCATTAAAGAAGAGGTTGTGTATGGGTTGGTGCGATTGAAAAGATGTCAATTGAAATGGATTGTATCCATGTTCTAAATCATCGACTGTCGGCGAGAACTGTTCTTCTAAATGTTTTAAGTTTAGTGATGTGCTGTTTATATGTCCAATAACAAATCGAATGCTGGTCATTTTATATTGTAATTTATATATTTTTCACACAATACAAACGTCGAATCGTTTGTATGTCTCGTATTTTTTTATATTAGTATGTTAAATGACATTAGAATTGAAAAAGTTCAATATGCGCGATATTACATTCCGACCAGACGAGAACAAAGGTCCTGTCGTAGTTCTCATCGGACGTCGCGACACCGGTAAAACGTATTTGGTGCGCGACCTCCTGTTTTATCATCAGGATATACCAATTGGCACCGTCATCTCTGGGACTGAAGCCGGTAACGGTTTCTATAAAGAACACGTTCCTAAACTATTCATACATGATGAATATAATTCGGTTCTTATCGAGAACATTTTGCGCAGGCAGAAGACAGTTCTAAAGCAAGTCAAGAAGGAAATCGAAACATACAAGCGGAGTACAATCGACCCCAGAGCATTTGTTATTATGGACGATTGCTTGTATGACCAATCCTGGACTCGGGATAAGATGATGAGATTACTTTTCATGAACGGTAAATGTTTGCCGTAGTCTAACCAAAAGTTAGGCTAGTATTATATACATCAGGGAACAGGGGGAACCGATGGTTCCCCCTTACCCCCTCCTTTTAGGTAACCAAGTAAGGGAGGGGGTAAGGGGGAACAATTGGTTCCCCCTGTTCTCTGAGTATATTGTGCGACACGTCCAAATTGCGGAGAAATCTCGCTAGGTTTATGCTACTAAACTGTTGTAGAAATACATTGGTGGCTTATGTTAATCACATAAGGTATAGTAAAAAGGCATAAAATAGAGACAACCCGCAGCAAGTCTTCTAAACCCACTATGGTAAGGGCATGAAGATTGTTCAACGACTAAATGCCCGTGGGGCGGAGGGAACTAACCATTTCCGATGAAGCCTTAAGATATAGTCTAATCCCATGCGAGAGCATGTTATGCCCATTTAAAAAGCATAAATTCAATGACATTAGGAAGAAATACCTAATATAGAATGGTATCCAATGAGACATTGGAAAGTAATGTTAATAATAACTATGCAATACCCGTTAGGTATCCCACCTAATTTGCGAACAAACATTGATTATGTGTTTATATTGAGAGAGCCGTATCTAACAAACAGGAAACGTATTTGGGAGAACTATGCGAGTATGTTTCCTACATTGGAGGCGTTTTGTGCTGTCATGGACAACACCACCGAGAACTTCGAGTGCTTGGTAATCAATAACAATGCAAAATCGAATAAATTAACTGACCAAATATTCTGGTATAAAGCCGAATCCCATCCGCCATTCAGGTTGGGGTCGAAGGAATTCTGGGAAATATCGAAAAATATGGGGTCAGATGACGAAGATGAGGCATATGACCCGTCGAAAAATAAGAATGCGAAGAAAGGAGCCAATCTGAATGTGAAAAAAAATAATTGGTAGTAGATGTTTGTGTTTGTGTTTGTGTTTACGTAAAATTGAATCATTTCGACCTGTATTTAACTAATACAACAAATACAACTACAACAAATACAACTACAACAAATACAATGCAATACAGTTACTATAAACTTAAACCGTTTTTCGAGAGACATTTATACGAAACTGTATATGATAACTATGATATAATTTGTAGTGAATTATCAGCAAATCCACATCTAGTTTCTCTCATTCAAAATAGACACAATAAAATAATCCCAGATGGTCGAATTGACTGGAACAAAGTATCAGCCAACCCGAATACTATAGAGCTACTAAAAAAAAACCCAACAAAAATAAATTGGAGTGAATTATCAAGAAATAGTAATGCAATCGATTTATTACTTGCAAATCAAGACAAAATCAATTGGCAAAAATTATCCGAAAATACGAATTCGAAAGCGATCGATTTACTTAGACAAAATCCTGGAAAAATCAACTGGAATAGATTATCTCGAAACGTAAATGCAGTCGATTTACTTAGAAACAATCCCACAAAAATAAACTGGAATATATTACATTCCAATCAGAATCCGGAAATTGTCGAAATGTTACTTGCATATCCGAATCAAATCGACTGGGATGAATTATGTATATCATCGAATGCGATTGACTTACTCATAAAAAATCCAGAAAAAATAGATTGGGACTTATTATCATTGAACCCCAACGCAATAGAATTACTTAAACAAAATCCAGAAAAAATAAATTGGGCAGCGTTATCAGAGAATCCAAATGCGATAGAATTATTACATCAAAATCCAGACAAAATTGACTTAAAAAGCTTATTATTTAATAAAAATCTCGTTGATTTAATAGAACTGCAACAAGACCGAGACTTCATACAAGAATTATACCAAATAGATGTAAAATGCCAAATGCTGAATATTTGGAATAATCCGAATATATTCGAAGTTGATTATAAATCATTCACTCGTAATACGCATTACGAGACTGGATTATTCGAGGAATTCCACAAAAAGATGCTTCATCCTAAAAATATACCAAAATTTGCAGGATGGGGATTCGATGGATTCGAAGAACATCTTTATGCTGATTATATTGCGTAATATACAATATCGAACAAACAAAAACATATATACATTTTTTTTACTGTTTAGAACGTTTTTATTTATTGTGAAATAAAAATGTCTGCGTTGTATATATAAAATGGCAAGAAAGACAAGAATGAAAGGCGGAGGTTTATTTGGTAGTTTTTTTGGTTCGAAATCTGCCGCTGCGGAGGCTGCTAAGGCTGAGGCGGATAAGGCAGTTGCGGATGCGGAGGCTGCTAAGGCTGAGGCGGATAAGGCAGTTGCCGCAAACACGGTGACACCTACAAGCACTAGTTCATTATCTGCGCCTGCGCGTACAAAGAATATGTTCGGATTCGGTAAAAGAAAGTCGGTAAAGGGTGGAAAAAAACGCAAATCTAAGTCCAAGTCCAAAAAGCGCAGATAATTACTTTTTGCTATTCATCAACAATTCGTTTCGAATATTTACACTTGCAGTATCCGAAACATCACGCGACTCAAAATCGACGTTCTCCTTAACGCCCACCAAATTGCCATCCTCATTTAGCGTTTGTGTCAGAACATTGCCGTGCTTCTTGGCGAGCTCGATATTTTCTTTAATTGCCTTTTGTTTGGTCTCCTTCACTCGGCGTTCAAATTCATCTTTCGCCATACTCTCATTCTTGATTTTCTCACTATGTAATTGGTTCAATTCCTCTTCCATAAACTCGATTCGACCGGTCTTATAAGCGTCTGGGTCCCAAGGAATCCACATACCAACTGGACCAACAAAGATGTCGTGGCTGGGGTCAATATCACGAATCTTCTTACACCTCATTTCAGCCTCCTCTTGAGTCGAAAATACACCGCGCAATTTGAGCCCGCGAACCGATGTCTGGAAAGCATGCTCCCGGTTAAATTGTTCATTCATTTTGTCCTCGTTTTTATCCATAAAAGTCTTGAAATCATCATCGAGTGAACCATTTTTAAGTTTAGCATCCTCTTCTTTGGCATATTCCTTGAAATCGGTCATGAGGTCTTCCGCCTTCAAATTGTATTTATACGCTGCGAAATTTAAGAAATCTACCGATTTCTCTATTGATTTAGAGAAATCCCATTGTTTTAGGAATTGTTCGAAAATATACAATTCACGCTTCTTTAGAATCTTTTCAGGAGAGACGAATGACATACACGCGAATTTCTGTCCAGCAATCGGTGCGTCCTCATCGCATAAATCGATGTATTTAGGGTTTGGTTCTCCGTTATCATTGAGTTTTCGTTCGAATCCTGACATTGAGTGATATATATATACCACAAAGGATTGTTTTAAGTTATTTAGGAAGTATTATATTAATATGTTTTGGTTTTTTTTTATTTTCATATACTATATAATAACAATGCAATCATTTGATTTCAGTGAGTTTGTTAAGAGAGCTATCAAGTACATGGTTGAGGGTATTATGGTTGCCATTGCTGCTTTTGCCATTCCAAAGAAAAAGCTTGACATTGAGGAAGTCGTCATTGTCGGATTAGTCGCTGCTGCCACTTTCTCAGTTCTCGATGTATTTGTTCCATCAATGGGAGTTTCTGCTAGAGGTGGTGCCGGATTCGGTATAGGTGCAAATCTCGTGGGGTTCCCTAGGGTTGGAATGTAAACCCAAAAAACATAGTTTTTATTAGATGAATGGAATCTAATACAAATAAAGGTTGCGATACAACCACCATTTTATTTTCGATAAATCTAGTAATGAATTACCGACTATCAGTTGGTGCAATTTTCCGAAACGAGTCGCATAGTATTAACGAATGGGTTCAGCATTATTTAGCACAAGGCGCCGATCATTTCTATTTGATAAACGATGACAGCACGGACAATTCTGTGGAAATAATACAACCGTATGTAGATTCGGGAATCATTACGTTATTCAATACGGATTGGGGTCGATATCTAGGCAGACAACGCGATATGTATACACATTATATATTACCAAAATTGAGAGAAAAAGAGAGCCAATGGCTGCTGATGGTCGATTTGGACGAATATATGTGGTCACCGGTCGCTAACAATTTATGTGAATTATTGTGTCAATGTCAACATTTAGGTCAGATTCAAGTCGGAGACACACTGTTCGGTTCCAATGGGCATATAGAACAACCCGAGCGAATTGTGGCGAGTTTCACCAGACGGGCAGCTGGTCCGCGCAAATGTTACAAATATTTTGTAAATAGCAATTACGAATTCACACATTTGAATATACATCACGCCACATTTGCGAGAAAGGATGACGAAATCAACAATTTTATGATTTTGAGTGAGGACTATTTTATATTGAATCATTATAGTTGCCAATCGCGGAATTTCTGGCGGGACATTAAATGCACGCGGAATGATGGCGACAATTATCGTGTGAGAACCATGGCAGATTTCGACGATTTGGATGTGAATGAAGTCGAAGACACACGATTAGGGGAAACCCAGGTTTCCCCTTAAACCCCTTCCTGTATAAATGTCCAAATTAAAGTTTTTTCCTGAATAAACACCCCTCCATACAGGAAGGGGTTTAAGGGGAAACCTGGGTTTCCCCTACTTATACGGTCGCATAGTATTCCCAGTCCAGGTCTTTACATACTTTACACCATATTTGGTCCTGTTCCAACTGTTTTTCTCTATCTTTCATCAATGGGATATATGGCAAATACTGCGTTTGGTCCAGCAAAACACACAACTGATACAGCGTATATGTATAATTAAAGAAATTCGTTCGATTTGCGGGGCAATGAATAGCCCAAGGCTGTTGTATTTCAATAAACAAAACGCACAAGGTCTCGTGTAGAGCTTCATTCATAATTGGTGGTCGAATTCCAAAAATCGAGTTAATGTATTGAATATGTTCGAAATATTTATTATATCCCAATTTTCGCAGAATTTCGCGCATTTTATCATAGTTGATTTCGGTAGCCAAGTTTAAAATGCGTTCTTTTTTAATACGCAATCGTATATCTTCTATGACATGTTCGGGTATTTGGGTCGTCTCCTTAGCCTGGAATTGTGACAGTATTTCTTTGAAATGATTCAGTCTTATATATGCTGTGTAGGAGACTTCATTGGGTGGTTCTTTGTTGGATGGTTTGGAACTATCTACAATAAAATTAATGAATTTACCACATTCACGATTATTGCAAATCATGACACCTTCTTCATCCTGTGGTATCATCTCACCCTTATGACACGACATACAAATATCAGTCGGAACTACGAAATCATTGATATTAGTGATTTCGTTATTCACATTTTTCCAATAATTGATAATCGATTGTTTAGACGACGAATTTTTATCTGGTGCATCAAGGTCTGAACGTTTCAATTTAAAGAATGAATTGAGAACATTGACATTATTGGTGTCGCCATTGGAAATCTTTTTTTTTTCTTCGAAATAATTGAAAACGTGTTGTGAATTATCCAATAAATAATTTTTCTTTTTTAGGCGTAGTTCTCTGATTTTGGTATTGATAGTATCCAATTTATCTTTAATATCTATATATTCTTCTACCCGGTTGGAGAGAGAACGCGCTTTCGTTTTCAATTCGACCTTTTCTTCCATTAATTCTGGTATAATTACAAATTCATCATTGTGAAATTCTTCCAACATCTGACTATGTTTCTTGTCAATCGAATGTAATATAGGGTCAGACTTCTTCATTGTTACTATATAAATGTTAAAAGTTCTATATTTATTTTATTCTATATGTAAAAATAAGTGATTTTAAATAAAAATGGTTTGTATATCGTGATGAATACAATCGAAATAGAACGCGCAAAATTCCAGAAAATGAATTTCATAATAAATGCGGTCGATGGTGGTTGGTCCGTAGCTAAACGTGACGACAATTATATTTTTACAAAGAAACATGAAGGTAAACGCGAAATATTTATGGCGGATTATTTAGAGAAATTCATTGATACGAACATGGATTTAGACAAATATTATTTAGGAATAGTTCCAAAAAAAGAATAAATTCATTTAATTGTGTTTATTTCCCAGATTATTATCTTTTAGTATATTATATTAAGACAACATGGGTGGAGCACTAATGCAACTCGTAGCTTACGGCGCACAAGACGTTTTCCTAACCGGAACCCCTGAGATTACCTTTTGGAAGGTATCTTATAGAAGACACACTAACTTCGCAATGGAGTCGATCGAACAAACTTTCTCTGGACAAGCTGATTTCGGGAGACGTGTTACCTGCACCATTTCCAGAAACGGAGATCTTGCTTACAGAACTTACCTTCAAGTCACCCTCCCAGAGATTGGACAGGGATTGGCTGCGAGTGACGCCTCTGTTTATGCTAGATGGATGGATTACATCGGTGAGCACCTTGTTTCCCAAGTTGAGGTCGAGATTGGAGGTCAAAGAATTGACAGACAATACGGAGACTGGATGCACATCTGGAACCAGGTCACTCTCTCTGCCGAACAACAACGTGGATACCACAAGATGATTGGAAACACCACCCAGCTCACCTACATCACTGACCCAGATTTCGCCGCCGTCAGTGGACCTTGTGCTGCTTCTGGTGGACCTGCTCAGGTTTGCGCTCCTAGAAACGCTCTCCCTGAGACCACCCTTTACGTTCCACTTCAATTCTGGTTCTGCAGAAACCCTGGACTTGCTCTTCCATTGATTGCCCTTCAATACCACGAGGTCAAGATTAACCTAGACCTCAGACCAATTGGTGAGTGCTTGTGGGCTGTTAGCGACTTGGGAGCTGCTTCTGGGTCTGTGTCTGTTGCTAGTGCCTACCAACAATCCCTTGTTGCTGCCTCTTTGTATGTGGATTACATTTTCCTCGATACGGATGAGCGCAGAAAGATGGCTCAAAACCCACACGAATACCTTTTCGAGCAACTTCAATTCACCGGAGACGAGTCTGTCGGGTCAAGTTCAAATAAAATCAAATTAAATTTTAACCATCCATGTAAGGAATTGATCTGGGTCGTTCAGCCTGATGCCAACGTTGACTACTGCTCATCTCTCATTGGTGGAAACACCCTCTTCAAGACTCTTGGAGCCCAACCATTCAACTACACTGATGCCATCGATGCTTTGCCAAACTCCATCAATGCTTTCGGTTCTGCTGATTCCACTACCGGAGCCACCGCTTTCATCAACAGCAGTGGACTTTTCGATTCTGCTACCCCTGTTGAAGTTGCCACATCTGATCAATCTGCTGTCTCTGATGCCGGCACCTTCGTCCTCGCTGAGTCTGCCCTCACCATGCACTGCTGGGGAGAGAACCCAGTCGTCACTGCTAAGCTACAGCTCAATGGACAGGACCGTTTCTCCGAGCGTGAGGGGTCTTACTTCGATGTTGTTCAACCTTTCCAACACCACACTCGTGCCCCTGACACTGGAATCAATGTGTATTCCTTTGCCTTGAGACCTGAAGAACATCAGCCAAGTGGCACGTGTAATTTCTCCAGAATTGACAATGCTGTGCTCCAACTTGTGCTCTCATCCGGAACTGTTTCTGGAGTTAACACTGCCAAGGTCAGAGTTTATGCAGTAAATTATAATGTATTGAGGGTCATGAGCGGCATGGCTGGTGTTGCCTACTCAAATTGATGACGTGTCCAGACTTGTGTATGGTATGGCAGTTACATTCAATAAAAAATATAAAATTCATATATATTTTTTATCTAATAATCAAGCTGATTGTTGCTTACGTTTCAATCGAGCTTCCGCAATTTCTTTGGCATGTTTCTTTTTATATTCTTCGTCACCGTATTTGGCTTGTAAATCCGCTCGTT